AAAGATTCGTTGCATATCCGAAATAACTGGATTGTCGTAATCTTCTGGGCGCGGGGCATTGGAATCTTTACTAAGATAAGAGCCACGAGTACGCCGCTCCATACCCGGATCTTCAAACATCTTTTCGATTTCAGCATCTGTCATGCCTTCATCTTTTAGCTCTTTGTATCTAGAAATGTTGCGCGTATGTAGATAGGTAAGCTCATCCGGGAATGCCGCACCAAATACTTTTTTGTTTAGTTGAGCATTTTTCTTATAACTATAGTTAAGGTATGCCTCAAGAACATTCATGTGTTCTGTGTTGAGATCGTCACCTAGTTCTTTGCGCAATTTAACAAGAGAGTCTTTGCGTGTTTTGCCTAACTTGCCTGCGGCGTAGTCAAGCATCACACCTTTGGCTCTTTCGCTATCGTTGATAATTTTAACAACAGGAACAAGACGCTCTGACAACCCATCAAGTTCTTTGTTTGTTGTGGCAAGGGCCGCTTCATCAGCACGTTGAAATCTAGCACCTACCTGTGGGCTAACAACACGCATCAGCTCATCTGATACGCCAGTAACTTTGTCATTGTAAAAATTCTTAACAGCACCTGTAATGCCAGACCAAAGCTCGCCAGCTGTTTTTGCTTCTGATAAAGGCTTCTGAGTGTATTGAGGGTTATCTACTTCATCAAAAACTTCATTGGCCCTTGCCGCTTCAATGTCTTTATTTGTTAGCTGAGGCTCAATCTTTAAAGAGTTATCGGCAAGATCATGTCCTTTAGTTCTTAAACCCCCAGTGGACGATGGCATTGTCGCTACATCAATAAGCTTGCCTAACGCCAAACCACTTAACCCACCAACAACAGCGCCAGCGGCGCGCTCTTCAAAGCTTTCGCCCGAGCCAGTTCCATAAGCCGCACCTTCTAAAGCGCCTTGTTTAGCCGCAGACGTAACGCCTAAACGACTAAGGCTAGCCGCACCTGCAACAGCAGTAGGAACACTGCCTGCTAATTCAAACCCAATAGCAGAAACGGGGTTCATTTCTTTATATCTTTTTTGCTCTTCCCGTATTTTTGCAAGAGCAATTTCATACTCCTCATCGGATGCCGCCGCTTCAAGCTCATCAGCAAAACCAAAGGTAAGGCCCTGAGCCGCGGCCCTTACATTTCCGACATTTCGAGCTATTCGTTTTTGCTCTATATAACTAAAGTAGTCATTAACGGCAGAGCCAGTTTTAGGCTCAGATAACTCTGGAGCTTCTTCTTTAGAAAGTAGCTTAAGATACTCTTCAACAGAACTCATTTAGTTAACCTCTATGAGATGGCCCATATTTTCTTTCTTTAACCGCCGCTCTAATATTTTTTATGTTGGCTGTTGTTGCTTCTTGTTTACTTTGCAGTATTTGCTCTCCCTGCCTATTAAGTTCTATTTCTGCTTCTATTCTGTCCATACCTTCATCCATTAATTCTTGGATTGCGGCTTCCCGTTTTTCTTCTAGTTTTGTTCTTTCTGTTCTGCGTTTTTCCGCAAGTTCTGCTCCAGGCGTTTCTATCTGCATTTGCTCTAATGCTTTTTGTGCCGCCTGCTCGGGGTTGGCTGATGGATTCTTGCGATATTCAAGCTCCAGCTTTCTTTTGAAATCAACAAGATCATCGCCTTCTAATCCCTGAACAATTCTTGGCAGATCTTCACTTTCAAAGAAATACACTTCACTCTCCATGCTTTGAAGATATCGAAGCGCATCACCTGCACGATCTTTTGCGTAGGTTTCAGAGTTATACAAAGCTCTAGTGCGTTTATCTTCCGCATCAACCAAAGCCCGCAAAGCAAAAGCCGCACGCTTTTTGTCTCCAATGTTTTGGGGATTGTTATATAGCCGAAGTTGCTCTTGAGCTTCCGCGCTATCCACAAGCTTTGGATTGTTTTGTAACGCATCAATATATTCTTGAGGCAGTGTTTTTTCTGTTGCAATTAAACCTGCGGCTTCTTTTGATTTCTGTATTGCGACAGCTTCTTGCCGAATTCTTTCTTTTAAAGAGTCAGAAATTTCAGGTGGTAGTTGAGCTATATAGCCATTAATGTCGCCGCTATTTACAGCAGACAAAGATGCGCCATCAACAAGTTTGTTGTTCTTATCTTCTTCTAAGGTTTTGCCTCTAGTGTACGCCTCCCACTTTGCATCAGCCTCTGCTTTTTTAGCCTTAGCTTTAGCCTGTACCGCTTCAGCTCTCATTCCTTGGACTTTAAGGATTTCTTGCGGCGTTTTAGCTTTTGATTCAAGAAAATCAAACTGTTGCTCAGGCGTCATCATTTGAAACTGACGAGTCTCAGCAATTTGCTTTTGCTTTTTGGCTTCTTCTTCTTGAATTTGACGCATTTGCGCAGGTAATTGCCCAGCCTGCTGTGCGGCAGTAAACAAGCCTTGTTGATAAGAAGGCTGTAACAGGCCCTGTAAGAATGCTTGTGAAAACTTAGCCATTACTAATCCCCTTGGTTAAATAACCCGCCGAACTCTCTTACCATATCACCTACAAACGATGCTGTTGGTGATGTTTGCTGTGGCGTAAACGCACCGCTTAACAAGCCCGTGCCCATCTGACCCAACAAGTTTGCTCTTGCTTGTTCTGCAATTAATCTTGCTTCTAATCCAGACATGGCCGCTTCGCCAAACAATCCAGCACCTTGTAGCTGTGCCTGTTGTTGTAATGCCGCTAGTTGCTGTGAAGGTTGAGTTGCCGCAAGAAGTTGTTGCTGTGGTACGTAACCAGCACCAAGGAATTGCTGACCAAGTGCCGCTTGTTGAGCCTGCTCCTGACGCGCTTGTTGTGCCGCGCCAAGCCTTGCTTGAGCCATAGCTTGCTGTTGTGCTCGCTCCATAGCAAGTTGTTCAGGTGTGCCACCAAACTGTGCCGTTTTAACACCAAGCCTACCCTGAGCCGCTAAACGCTCCTCTAAACCAAGACGAGCCGCGCGCTCATCAGCCATGGTAGCGTCTCTAATCTGTCCGTATAGCTCTTCTTCACGAGCAAAAGGGTCTTGCATGGCGCCTTTAAAAAATCTTCTAGAGCCACCCAAGAGCTGTGATTGCGTTGCAAGCTCTCTAGGAGATAAGTCCATAGTTGTTTTAACTTCGCCAGTAATAGGGTCAACTTTAGTGCCAAAGCCAGCGCCAGTAGCAGTAGTTACGGTAAACGGCCTAAACTCTGTCTGCTCAAGTTGAGTTTGTGCAAGGTCTAAAGCTCCCGGAATTTTTACACCATCTTTAGTAAACCCTAATAAAGCTTCTTGTCCTATGTCGCTTAACCGCCCATAAGCCTCGCCCGTAAGAAGGCCGCCAAGAATGCCGGGGAGCAAAACACCGGGCTGGGTTGCATAGTCAGCAAGACTTCCTAAAAAATCAAAGAAGCCGTTACCGCCCCCTCCAGCCATATCCATGATTGCATCTGTGTCGATGATATCGTCGTCCATTGTGTACTCCCGTTAAAGTAGCTTTCCGATCAAAGCCATTACGTTAATTTCTTGTAGTGATAGCTGAGAGCCATCAATATCTGCTTCTAAGCCCACAACAACGCTAGTGCCGTAGCCCGTTGCATTAAGACTTCTTTGGTTAGTTAGTGCGCCGCCAGTAAACTCAACCGCCGTATACTCACTTTCGCCAAAGAATCCTGTTATCTGATCGCCTACCGTAAACTCAGCCGTTGAGTACGTACCTTCAAAGTCATACGCCCATTTTAAAAACACCGTAGCATTGTTTGCGCCTACTAGTGTTGGCTTAAGTTTTTTAAGGATCTTAATTCGTGAGCTATCCCCAAACGTCAAGCTTGGGCTGTAGTATTTAAAGCGGTATGGCATAGCGTTGTCGGTATAGCCCGTGTACTCACTAATTCCCTGACTGGTGCCAACATACAAAGTGCCGTCTTCCAATCTAGTAAAAGATGTAAAGCCAGTTCCGGGCCATCGAGTAACACGATACGAGCCATTTTCTGTTGTGCCTCGAACGTCAAAACAATAGATAACATCCTGACCAACAAATGTTAGAAGATAGAAGCCTTCTTCTGGGCTATACACCGATCTAAAGAAGCTATTTTCTGTTTGTAACGAACTAATAATGTCCTTGGTAATGTTTCCCGACAGACTACTAATAGGAAGAGACTTCTCTTGTATTGTCCTACCAAAGCTCTTAAGGCCAGTGTGAGACAGGAACAACACGTCTGTACCTGTGTACTGCACGGTATCTCTATCAACACAGCCTACACCCGCAACGGTGTCTGCTAGGATCATGTTTGCTGGGGATTCAGCGCCCTGATAAGCCACAATACTGTGCTTACCAAAGATAATAAGAAGACTGTTGTGTGCGGCTAACGCAACAATTTCGTCGTAACCATCAGGCCATACCTTTGAGATATCAATAGAGCCGCTAGTACCTTCCGTCCAGTTTTGACCAATTAATAAATCAGACCAAAAAACAGTAGATTTGTTGTTGCTTACGTCAGCACACCAAAGCCGACCGTATGCCGCCAATACTTCATTAGCTTTAGGTATGTCAGCAACAGCAGAAGCACTTGTTACTGTGCTTAACTTGACTACTGAACTACTTGCATTGTCATAGACGAGAGGCTCATACGTTCTTTGAAAGAAATAAATCTTGTCGTTGAACGTCACCATTTTCCAGTTATCAGCGGTGATTGTGTAACTGCCGGGAGTCTCATCGACTAACGTAGTTGTACCGCTAATAATCTTGTTGTTGCCAACAGAAAAGATTTTAGTGTTACCGCTATCATCACGGAACTCTTTGATAGATCGGATAGAGTCACTGCCAAGTACAGTCTTGTTGGTTGTAGTAGCGCTGTGGCCTTTACGTGCGGCAATACGTCCTCGTTTGTCGATTACGGCATTATCCGCAACTTCAGCAAAAGACGGATCCTGCGCTAACGGAGAATCCTCAGTGTTAACACCCTTAAAAGCAGGTGCTACAAGATTAATACTTTGCAGTTGTTGAGCCATATTAAACCGTCCTAAATACCATCTCTTCTGGATGCTTGGCCGCGTCTATAGCGATAGCGTCAGATAAGAACTTGTCAGCAACAGCGAAGTATTCAGCGGCAGAAGTACCACCTGTTTCGCCACGCTCACGCGCAAGTAATGCTACCGTCAAATGAACAACAGGCATTGCAGGAACTAAAAGGGCGTCAATGTTGTTAGATAAATCAGCCTGTCTTTTAACGACATCAAATCGAAGTGTATAGACGCCATCAGGTGTGGGGCCAACTAATACTTGAGTGTCGCCACTGCTATCAACACCGTTATAAGTAAAGTATTTAGGCGCACCTTCTACGGCATTAGCAATGTACAACGCATCGTTAAACCAATCTTTAGTTTGATACTCCATAAAGCAGTTTTGAGTATCATTGATTACTGACATTACTTTGACATTGTCGCCAGCGCCTGTAAGTGAATAGGTATTGTCAGAAGCGGCTGTTGTTACGATAATTGTTTCTCGAAGAGCAGACCAGTCTGTAGCTTCTTCAACCATTTTCTTTGCGTCATTAATGTAATCGCTAACCATCTTTGAGTAAGTGGTAGCAGTAACGCTTGTTACTTCTTCTTCACGCAAGCGGCGAAGAACGCTATTCATTAAGTTAAGGTACGTCATACAAGCATTCCCTGTTTTCTACCACCCATTCCCATAGTTAAAAGCCTATCGACTTCTTTGTTGTAGTCTACCTGTTGTTGCGGTTTTAACGCTTCAACCATGCCTGGCGCATAATCTAACTTTTCCATATAAGGTCTATATGGTTCTGGCCTAGGTCTAGCAGGAGCGCCACCACCAAGACCGCCTGCTCCGATTGCCGCAAGTAATCCAGTGCTAGACATAATGATATCTTCTAGCCTTTGGCTTTCTTCGCCAACGCCTGTAAGTATGTCTTGCTGTCCACCAAACAAACCTTCTTGCCCTGTAAGAATTTCTTCTTGGCCTTCAGCAAGCTCGCCTAAATTAGCAGTTAAGTTAGTAGTTAGTGTTGCAAAAGCTTCATCTACATTTTCTTGCGTTGACACACCACTTAACGAAGTAGCTAACAAATCTTGTACTTGTGTTTGACTTAGGTTGTCAGGCAGTAAACTAGATATTTGATTTAGCTGGCTTTCTGTAAAGTTAAAGCCCATCAAAGCATCTTGAATGTCTTGAGCCGTTGCAAAATTAAGACCCCCAATGGCGTCCGTAATCGTCGTTGTTGCCGCATCCAAATCAGTGCCTAGTGCAAGACCTGAAACTGCACCAGTAAGAGCATCATTTAATTGGTTGAGTGTTAAACCTTGAGGAATAGCCCCGGAAATTTGGTTTAGTTGATCCTCACTAAAACCAAAATTAGCAAGAGCATTAGCAACATCATCTGCCGTTGCAAAGTTTAATCCGCCAATAGCATCAGTGATTGTTGTTGTTGCTGTCTCTAGATCAGAGCCAAGAGCAATACCTGATAGGGCATTGCCTAATGCGTCGTTAAGGTCAGAAATGCTTAGACCTTCAGGAATGACGCTTGCTATCTGGTTTAGTTGATCTTCTGTAAACCCAAACTGTGTAAGCGCATTAGCAACATCTTCTGGTGTAGCAAAAGCCAATCCGCTAATAGCGTCTGTAATAGTGTTAGTGGCTGAATCAATATCAGTTCCTAACGCAATACCTGACATTGCCGTTTCTAATGTGCTGGTTAGATCTGCAAGAGACAAACCCTCTGGTAATGCACCAGCAATTTGTTCTAACTGAGCTTCAGTAAATCCATAGTTAGCCAAGATGTTTCTAATATCATCTGGGCTTGCTATATCTAAACCACCAATTGCAGTGGTGATTGTTGTGACGGCGGCATTTAAGTCGTCGCCCACAACTACATCACTAAGAGCGGTAGTTAAATCGTCTGTACTCAAGCCTTCTGGCAAGGCGTTAATGATTTGATTCAGCTGGTCTTCAGTAAAATTAAACTCAGCAAGTGCATCTCTGACATCTTGAGCTGAGGCAATATCCAGGCCACTGATAGCATTTGTAATTGTAGTAACCGCAGTATCTAGGTCTGCTCCTACAACCACGTTCTCTAAGGCATTTTCTAGGTCTGTTGTGCTTAAACCTTCTGGTAAAGCATTAACAATTTGGTTTAGTTGTTCTTCGCTAAAGTTAAACTGAGATAAAGCGTCACGAACATCCTGAGCACTTGCTACATCTAAGCTAGAAAAGGCGTCAGTAATAGTTGTTACTGCGCTGGTTAAATCTTCGCCTGTAGCAATTCCTGTTAAAGCAGTAGATAAAGCGCCTTCTACATCGGTCAGGCTTAAACCTTCCGGCAAGGCATTAACAATCTGCTCTAATTGTGCGTCCGTAAACCCAAATTCAGATAAAGCCGTTCTTACATCTTCCGCTGTTGCAAAAGCCAAACCGCCGATAGCGTTTGTAATAGTCTGAGTAGCGGTATCAAGATCTGTACCTGTAGCAATACCGGAGAGTGCCGTGTCTAATGCTGTTGTTACGTCAGAAAGACTTAGACCTTCTGGCAGTGCGCCTACGATCTGCTCTAATTGTGCGTCGGTAAATCCGTAGTTAGCTAGGATACTTCTAATGTCATCTGGGCTAGCTATACTAAGACCACTGATAGCATCAGTAATTGTAGTTACTGCCGCGTTTAAATCGTCACCTACTACAACGCCTGCCAACGCATCCGTCAAATCAGAAGTGTTTAACCCTTCTGGCAAAGCGTTAATAATTTGGTTTAGTTGATCTTCACTAAAATTAAACTCTGATAAGGCTGTTCTTACGTCCTCTGCTGTAGCAAACGAAAGCCCACTAATAGCATCGGTAATGGTTGTAACTGCGGTGTCTAAGTCTGCGCCTACTACTATTCCTTCTAAGGCAGTATCTAAGTCCGAAAGACTAAGACCTTCAGGAAGCGCACCTACGATTTGCTGTAGTTGTTCTTCGGTAAAGCCAAACTCTGCTAAAGCTGTCCTTACATCTTCTGCGGTAGCAAAGTTTAGGCCACTAATAGCATCGGTAATGGTTGTAGTGACAGTATCAAGATTTTCGCCTGTAGCAATGCCAGCTAGCGCATCGTTTAATGCGGTGTTTAGTTGGTCAGTTGTTAAGCCTTCAGGCAATGCACCGGCAATTTGTTGTAGTTGTGCGTCAGTAAAACCAAAGGCTTCTAGAGCATCACGGACATCTTGCGGTGTTGCAAGACCTGCGGCAGAAATAGCGTCAATAACGTCTTGCGGTGTTGCTAAACCTGCGGCATCAAATGCATCAGCAAGGTCTTGAGGCGTGGCTAAACCTGCATTAGTTATTGCAGTGGCTATGTCTTCTGGGGTAGCAAAACCTGTTTCAGATAGTGCTCTAACCAGATCTTCTGGTGTTGCATACCCTGCATTAGAAAGCGCTGTAGCTAGATCTTCAGGTGTAGCAAAGCCAGCGACTGACAAGGCATCTGCAATGTCTTGCGGTGTAGCAAAACCAGCGTTAGCTAGTGCAGTACCAATATCTTCGGGTGTAGCAAAACCGGCGGCGGCTAGTGTTATTGCTAGATTTTCTGGTGTTAGTAAGCCCGCTTCATTAATAGCATTAACTATGTCTTCTGGAGTAGCAAGGCCAAGATCTACAATTCCTTGAAGAATATTAATTTCAGTTTCTGCAAGAATATCTGAAAAAATTGCTTCTGTAATGGGCGCATCTTCATCATCATCGTTTATCGTTGTGTTTTCATCCTCATCACCTGTTGTATCTTCATCCTCATCACCCGTTGTTGTGTCTTCGTCATCATCTTCATTGGGATCAGGGTCAGGGTCATCGTTTCTGATAGGAGCTTGTTTAATAGGAGTAGGATTAAAGAACTCATTTATAAAGAAATCGTACTGAGACTCGTCATCCATTAAGTCAAAGTCTCCGGGAATTATTCCCCCTTCCTCTTCAAACCGTCTTGCTAGCTCTTTAATAGGATACTGGTATATGTCTTCTGTAAGCGCATAAAAAGAGTAGTCATCAAGTAGTGACTGATACGTACCAGACTCTAACGTTTCTAATCCTGTCTCTTCTAGATCTGCCCTTGAGTAAAGTCCATCTATGTCAAACTCTAACTCTGGATCTTCTTCTAGTTGAAAGTACTCGTTTGATTCGCTGTTAACAAAGTAGTTATCACCCCTGTGAGTAAACATAAGAGCCGGGTCTTGTTCTACTTCTTCCTCTGTAAAAGGAAGTGTAATTCCCATTTCTGATAGCACTCTTTGTACTGTAGAAATAACGGGGCTACCGGGCGTAAAGACAGTTGTTAAAACTCCCGGCAACCAACTAGGAAGACTTGTGCCAAGAACAGAAGTGGCTACACCACTAACTATTGTGCCTATTGTTGAGCTATCAGCAGTACCTTCTAATACGCCTTTAATAGCATCAAAAATACTGCCGACTGCATTTTCAATAATGCCTTCTTCGCCTTCTTCCTCGTCATAGACAACAGCGTCAAATACTTCGCCAATAACGCCGCCTATAGCATCAAGCACGCTTTGAACATCTTCCTCGCCTTCAAGAGCACCGCTTACTGAGTCAATGACTCCGCCTATTGCTTCATCAACTTGACGTATCTTGTCTTGAAGATCAGGAATAAAAATGACGCCAGCACTTGGTAACCAGCTAGGAAGACTAATGCCGGGGATATAACCTTTTAGTTTGTCAAATATAGTTTCAAGATTTATGTCACTAATTGACCCAAGCTCTTCAAAGTCAATTGTTACACCAGCACCTCCGGGCAAAACAATTCCTTGAGGCGTTGTTGATACAGGAGATGCTCCGGGAGGGCCAAGAAAACCAAGAGCACTAGATTCTAAAATCCCAGTGACTAAAGCCCCCGGATCTTCCATCTCAGAAAGGGCGCCTGGATCTTCAAAAAGAGTATTAGCAATATCTTGCGCTTCAGTAGTGGCGTTTTCTAAAGCGGCAATCATTTGACTTAAAGCATTTACATTAACGTTTGTTGCTTGCTCAATATCAAACGGAGCTTCAGGATTCATTCTTACAGTGTTAGCATCCAGAATTTCCTGCATAGTAGGATCAGCCCAGATAGCTCCTAACTCAGACTGACCAATACCACCAAGCAAAGCAAGAAGACGGCCCATAAGGCCTTCCCTGTCTTCAATCTCCTCAAAAGGAGGGATTTCTGGAATACCTGTATTTTCGCCTCTAACAGCCATAATTATTTTCCTTACTTAGATCCAGACTTGCTAGCGCCAAAGTAAAAGCTAACTACAGAAGACACGATGCCACCAAGGTATCCGAGAACAAGATTGACTACATTCAAGTCATTATCATCGGCAGGTTGAAGCGTTACGAGAAACACATATCCGCCAAACAGCAATATGGACAGAATAGCGATAGATCTTGCCGTCCAATCCTCTGAAAAAGATTCCCTGGCATGTTGTATATCCTTCGTTTCTAACGCGAATACATCAACTTCAAGCTCTTTCATTCTGACTTCAAAGTCAAGTTCAGCCTTTTTGATTTCTGCTAGCTGTTCTGGAGTAGCCTGTGAGAGCGCCTTATTTAGCTTCTGAGGCGTTGGATCGCAACCCAGTAC